AAACGGAAATGAAAAAAGCGATACTTGAGCAAGACATTATCATTAGTGGTATTCCTGTTTATGATGGTCTTATGAAAGCGAAAGAGATAATAGGTTTCCCTAAAAAGAATGAAAAATACAAAGGCGGGCATGCAGTCGGTTTGATTGGCTGGAATGAAAAAGGTTGGATTTTATTAAATTCTTGGTCTGAAAGATGGGGAGTTCACGGTCTTTCTATATTACCTTACGAATATCCTATATGGGAAAGTTGGGTTTTGATGGATAAAGAAACTGAAATGAAAGGAAAATAATTATGAATATTAAAATACACAAAGATTATATTCCAGTAGGACATCCTAATCGTCCTGGCAGAAAACTTAAAAGCGCAAAAATTATTGCGATACATTGGACTGCTAACTTAACTCGTGGAGCCGATGTGTTAAATCACATAAAATATGTTGGTAGGGAATATAAAAAAAATAATGGGAAAAACAAAGAAATAAATGGTGAAGGTTTTAGATATGGAGCAGGTCAATTCTATGTAGATAGTAAAATGATTGGTTCGCCAATACCAGAAGATGAAGTTGCTTATCACGTAGGTTCTTCAAGATACACACAAACAAAATTCAATTTATTTGGTGATGAAAACCCTAATAACTATGCTATTGGAATAGAATGCTGCGTTAATGTTGATGACGATTTTAACGGAATGTTAAATAATTTAATTTCTTTAATTTATTATTTAATGGAAAAGTACAATTTAACTGTAAATGATATATATAGACATTATGATATTACAGGCAAATATTGTCCAATGTTTGCAATAAGTGAAGAAGCGGCGAGAAATTATGATTTACAATATCTGCCTATGGAGAAAATAAAAGAAATGGTAATTAATGAATCGGAAAGATTTATAGATGATAGTGAGAAGAAAAGTAAAAAAATTCAAACTAGAAGTCATGATAATTTCTTAGTTGAAAGTAAAATCTACAACTTGAAGCTTAACAAATATGATTATCCTATTAAGAAATTAGAAGAAATAATAGGGTTGAAACAAGATGGTGTCTGGGACAATATACTCGAAAAAGTTTATTTGCAAATTCAAAATAGACCTACGATGGATTTATATAATAGAAATTCTAAATTGTTTCCACATGTAGTTAAATTCATTCAATATACTGTTGGATGCGAAGAAATAGATGGTTGGTACGGAGCAAAAACAAAAGATAAAGTACGTCAATATCAAATTAAAAATTACTTGATAATTGATGGTGCGGTAGGACCAAATACGTGGTCTTGCATATTATATTAGAAAGCGAGGAAAAAAATGGATGAAATAATTTTAATATTGTCAGCTTATGAAGGAACAATAAAACTATTAATTGCTTTAGCAGTGGTGGTTGAAAGAATATCAGAAATTACGATTACTTACAACGAGAAGTGGTTTAAAGGATTTAAATTCGAAAAAGAATTAACAAGTTCTGTTGCAAAACAACTTACAACAATATTAGTAAGTTTGATATTAGCATTTTCAGTTAATGTCATTTTATTACCAGAAGCAGGATTAGCTCCTATAGTTAATAAAATATTTGCTGGTATAGTAATTTCTTTAGGTTCAAATGTTTTGCATGACCTTGCTAAAATGGTAAGCGAAATGAAAAACGTTTTAAAAACAACTAATGAATTGAAAGTATTACAGTCTAAAAAGTTTGAAGAAGCAGAATAATTAAAAATAATAATTGGAGTTGTTAAAAATGAAGTTACTAGATAATATAAAAAACTTATTTATAGGACACGGAAGTGAAAGCAATATTAAAAGAGCTATAACTGATGCGTCCAATAAAACGAGAGAAATTGCAGAAAATATAATAAAAAAAGTAACCTTCGGAATATTTAATGGTTCTCCAGATGATTTTGAAGCTCCACCTATTGACCTTAATATTTTAACCGCTGCGTATGATGTAGATAGTTACATTAGACAAGCGGTTGATAAATATGTGGATCAATTATTTAAGGAAGGTTATAGAATTTATGGTAAAAATCCAGATGCAGTAGATTATATCAAAAAGCGTTTTGATTACATGGCTGAAATAACAGAAATCCCAACAGAAACTTTTTTTACGGGTATAGCAGAAGATATTGTTAAATACGCTAACTGTTTCTTAACAAAAGTTAGATCAAGTGAAGATGGTCATCAACACCCGGATTTAAAAGTTGAAGGATATTATGAAGATGAACCAATAGCTGGGTATTTCTTTATGAATGCAGGTACAGTAACAATATTAAGAGATGGTTTTGGAATAACAAAAAAATATAAGCAAACTACTGCTGAAGAAGAAAAAGATTTTCCTAGAGAAGATATAATACATTTTCACTATAAAAGAGAAAAAGGAGAAGCTTTCGGTAAATCTTTCTTATTGCCTGTATTAGATGATGTTAGAGCTTTGAGAGAAGTAGAACAAAATATGTTAAGAATGGTTCATAAAAACATAAACCCATTCCATCATGTTCAAGTTGGAACAAAAGATTTACCAGGAACAGAAGCGGAAGTTGAATTAGTAAAAGAAGAAATTGAAAACATGGAAACTGACGGTGGTCTTGTAACTACTGAAAGAGTTAGCATTAAACCTATTGCTTCAGACCAAGTAATTCAAGCTAAACCATATCTTGAATATTTAGAAAACAGAGTATTTACAGGTACTGGAATACCAGCTATTATGTTTGGTCGAGGAGATACTGCCAATCGTTCTACTGGAGATTCTATGACAAGTGAAATGTCAGATAGAATAAAAGCTATTCAAAAAACAATCGAATCATCTGTATATGAAAGAATAATTAAAGAATTATTATTAGAAGGTGGATTCGATCCTATTGTGAATCCAGATGATAAAGTTATTTTTCAATTCAATGAAAATGATATTGATTCTAAAATCAAACTAGATAACCATATTACATTCTTATTTGAACACGGAATAATTACCGAAGATGAAGCTAGACAAGAATTAGGTAGAGATCCTATTGAAGATTCTGATAGAGAAAAATTACATTATAACCTTATTGGAAATAATGAAGAAAATGCTGAAACTGATAACAAAAATGATCCAAAGAATCAACATTCGGAAAGTGATTCAAAAAGTAAATCAAAAGACAACCAAGAGGAAGAAATAATAAGAATATTCAATTATGCGAAAAAAAATAAAAAAAATAATACTAAAAATATCATTCAGTTGAAAAAGCAAGTAAATATAATATTGAAAGGTGAAAAGACAAATGAATTATCTAAAATATTTAATAGATTAGAAAAAATATTAAATAATGGTAGTGATTTTGAAACTTCATTAGATATTTATCAAAAAGTAATTCTAAAATTTATTTAGCGCACAATTGAAAGGAGGAATAAAAATAATGAAGAAATTCAAAATGAAAGTTACTGATGAAAACGGTAAAACGTTTGAAATAGAAGATTTAGAATCAATTAAAATTGAACCATTAGCTGATTCAGAAGGAAATTATTCTATCAACAGTATAACTGACGCAAATGGAAAAGAAATAAAAATTGCTGAACTGAAAGATAGTAACGAAGAAAATTTACCTAAATCTATCTTAATTCATTTAGAAGCTACGCATAGTGGTAAGAACTTAAACTTCGGTATTTATCCAGAAGATAGTTTATCAAAGGACCATGAAACTTATTTACAAGATTTTGCTAAACCGCTTTTAAAAAATCATGATACGAATTCTGAACCTTTAGGTCGTGTTGTTGAAACGAGTTTTGGAGATAGCGAAATTTCTGATGGTAAAAAAGCAGTTAAACTTAAAATACAAGTTACTGATAGCGATGCAATTCAAAAGTTTATTGATGGAAGATACAAAACTTTTTCTATCGGAGCTAGTGCAGATACTATCACTTGTGATTTATGTAAAACTAAAATTCTGAGTAATGGGGTATTTAATTTTTGTGGACATTGGAAAGGTGAAACTTATGATGTGGCTGTAGAAGGAAGTGAAGAAACTGAAAAGAAAACTGCATATTGGCGATATGAAGATATGTATTTTAGTGAAATTTCAGTAGTTAACAACCCAGCTGATCGTAATGCTCAAATAACTAAAATTGAAATTGATGATTCAACTCAAGATAGTGTTAAAACAAATGCAAAAGATTCTAAACAAAAAATGATTGATTTAATAAATGATTCTGAAAATGATGACGATTTATTAAAAATGATCACAGATAGTATTTCTGATGATGAAAAAGAAGATGCAGATGATACTGCAACTGATGAAGATACTTCTACTAAAGAAGCTTCTACTGAAGATGCTTCTACTGAAGATGCTTCTACTGAAGATGCTTCTACTGAAGATGCTTCTACTGAAGATGATAACAATTCAACTGATAGTGAAGAAGAAACAATTGAATCTTTAAAAGATAGCATAACAGAACTTGAAACGGAAGTTGAAAATTTGAAAGTAGAAAACGAAACACTTAAAGATGAAATCGAAAGTCTTAAAGAAAAATTGAATGATAAAGAAGAAGAAAATTCTGAATTAACTACTGACAAACAAATTCTTGAAACAGAGAACGAAGTTGTTTTAGATAAATTATCATCATTTGCGAAGAAAATCAAAAACCAATTAGAAAATAGAATGTTGGATTTGAAAATAGTAACAAGTGATGTTGAAGTTACAGATGAAAAAAGAAGTAAAATTATTAAAGAAATTAAAAATATGTCTATCGATGAAATGTCTACTGAAATAGAAGGGTTAAAGAAAAAAATTAAACCAAAGAAATTAAGTGACAATACAATTGGTAAGAACAATGGCAAAAACGTAGAAACTATTGTTGACAAAAATAAAGATGTCACAATGGGCGATTATTTAGAAAATTTTATTAATTAAAAAAGGAGTGAAAAAACATGGCTATGTTTGAAGGAAGAAATAAAAACGTTGGAAGTCGTTCTAATACACATTTAGTGTTATCTGGACATGCTTCACCTGCTCAAAAATATTTGTTAGACAGAAATTTTTTAGCAGATTCAATGAAAACAGTTACACCAGGTGGAGTATTATTTGAATACGCATATGGTGGAGCAAGACAAACAGAGGTAACAATTCCAAAAGGAAGATTTGTATCGGCTGGTAAATCTGTTGAAGATTTAACAACAGGTAAATTTTACCCAGTGTTAACATTACCAGGAATGGTTAATGCTAAGCATGGTATTGGAATGGTTCCTTACAACATTACTAGAGATTATTTACAAGATGATAAGTTTGGTGGAAATCAACCATCAATCATTACTCAAGAATATGTAGAATTACCTTATATGCCAGGAGTAACAGCTTCTAGCGATTACTCTATCGTTGGTGTAGTTGATGAAGAAAGTAGAATTTCTAAAAACTTAAAAATGCCTTGGGGAGCAGTAATTGGTATGGATGTAAAAATCAATGATTACGTTAAAACAACTCCATCTGGTAGATTAACTAAATGGGTTCCTGCTACTGATGGTTTCCACGAAATTGTTGGACAAGTTATCGGTGAAGATTTAAATCAGACTCCATTTGGTTGGTTAGAATGGGCATTAAGAGATGAAGCTACAGTAGGTGGCGGTTCTACATTTGGTAATAACGTAGGAGCATCTAATACATTAGGTGGAAGTTATCCTTATGATGCAGAAGTTAAAGAATTCCCACAAATTGATGAAGGCGTTTTAGGAAACTCACTTACTAATCCAACTGGATTAAGCGGAATCCATGACGGTTCTGGAAACTTCCCTGGTTATGGTAAAAACGATACTGTATATGCTGATATGAAATTAGGTTCTGTACCTAGTGGAGTAGTTGACAATACAATCATGGCTTTCCAAGCAAAAGATTATGCTGGCGGAAAAATGATTAATGTAATTGCTGGAACTGTTGAAGTGAAAATTGACGGTCTTGCTATTGCACCAGAAAGATTTAACGTAAACGAAGAAGAAGGAATCATTAATATTACATTAACTGCTGCTAATTCTTCTAAAGAAGTAACTGCTACTTACCAAGCTAAGCACTATGGTTCTCATGGTTCATTAGACTTCAAAGGTGTAGTAGGATCATTAAAAGTATTATTACAAAAATAATAAAATAAATTAATGCCTATATGGAATATTAACATTCTGTATAGGCTAATCAATATTATCTCAAGGAGGGAATTAAATGAACGTTATAGATTTACTAAAAAACGAAGAAAAAACGTTACAAGATTCTATTAAAAATAAATTAGAATTAGGTAAAGAATTAAGTGATCACGAAGTTAAAAACTATAAGCTTACTGATGATGATAAAATTGTTCTTGATGCTTTTAAAAGAATTAAGAATGGTGAAAAGATAAAGGGTTTTGAATTAAAAGACTTTTTAGCTACTCCACAAGCAAAGGTATTAATACCTAAAGTGTTAATTGGAGATTTAGAAAGAGCTGCTGAACCTGTTTATTTAGCATCAAAGTTCTTCAAAAAAATTAAAATGAAGTCAGGAAATGCGACTTACTTCCCAAGCATCGGTGCAACTAAAGCATATGATGTTGCTGAAGGTCAAGAGATTCCACAACAAACTATAGACTGGCAAACATCTAGCAACAACTTAATTAAAGTTGGAAAAGCTGGTGTGCGTTTACAGTTCACTCAAGAATTAGTAGATGAAGCAGAATGGGATATAGTTAAAATTATGACTGAAGAAGCTGGTAGAGCATTAGCTAGACATAAAGAGCAAAAAGCATTTATTCAAATGGCTAGTCATGGTTTCAAAGTATTTGATAACAAAATGCGTGCAGATATTCCAGAAGCTGGAACAACAGGTAGAGATTATGATGATAACTTAAATGATACATTATCTATTGATGATTTATTAGATATGCTTATTTCATTATACAACAACGGTTATACTCCAAGTGATTTATTAGTTCATCCATTAGCATGGGTTATGTTTGCTAAAAATGGTTTAACTGGAGCATTAACTGCAATGACTAACAAGAATGCTAGTCCAGAAAAACCAGATTCATCATTCAAAATCGGACCAGATTCTATGCAAGGAAGAATTCCATTTGCATTCAATGTTAATTTATCTCCATTTGCTCCAATCAATAAGAAAGCTAGAACTTTTGATATGCTTGCTATTGACGGAAACAATGTTGGTGTTGAAATTCAAAAAACTAGCGTTAAGCCAGAAGAATTTACTGATCCAGCTAGAGATTTATTAAACTTAAAACTTACTGAACGTTACGGACATGGTGTATTTGATGATGGTAAAGCGATTGTTTCTGCAAAGAACATTAGTCTTGCTAGATCATTCCCTCGTGCTGAACGTGTTAAAAACGTGTAGAAAGGTGATTAAATGAAGAAACTAATATTGAATACAAGAAAACCTTATAATTATGCTTACTTTGACGAAATATCAAGACTTCATCTAACAATTACACAACCAGTAGGTAGAGTAAAAGAAATGAATAAAAATCTTTTAAAAGCGGTTAAGAAAGAAATCTTAATCGCTTTGGAGGATTCACCTATAGTTGATAAGGAAAAAACTTTATCAAGTGGCGAACCTATTATAAAAGATGACGATTCAGAAAATACTTTATTAGATATTATTGATGATGTAATTATTGATAAAAAAGATGAAGGTGAAAGTATTGATGAAAATAAAGAAGAAGTTATTACAACTGAAGTTATTGATACTGAAGATGCAATTGAATTTATTGAGAACATTGAGAAGAAAGATAACAAAAAAGATAGCAAAAAGTCAACAAAAAAGTCAAAAACAAAAGTAACAAGTCCTGAAGAAAAATAATTAGAGGAGGTATTAAATGCAAACTCCTTTCAACGTAATAGAAACTCAACCTTTGAATGATATGAGAGAAGTAGATATTAATCAAACAATAGAAATAAAATTCAGTCACGAATTGAATACTAAATCTGTTGAAGGTAATATATTTCTTCTTAGAAATTTTAGCGAAACTGAAATTGATAGAAATGATTTCAACATTGATTTTTTCGAAAAGGTACAAACTAAAATGTCGTATAAGAATCAGACAATCTTTTTACAACCAATTAATCAATTAGAAACAGAAACAGAGTATATTATATATGTAGCAAATCAAGTTAAAAATTCTATTGATGATTTCTTATTTAAAGATTTGATAACAAATTTCAATACGTCCTATGAATACGAATATAAATCACCTAAAATTATTTCTCCGGAGTTCGGACAAATACTAAGAGATGAAAAATTACTCGTAAAATTCTATAATTTAGAAAGTAATCCAGAAGCTTATAAAATCGAAATCTCAACTGATAAATTCTTTGAGAATGTAGTTCTTAATGAAGCTATCGAAAACACCTTAGATGATGTAATTGAGTTTCAAAATGACGAATATTTAAAAGAAGGAAACTATTATTTCAGAGTTAAAGCTATAAATGGTTTGTATTCTGAAACAAGACAATTCTTTTCTAAATTTAATGTTGCGAAAGGCGAATATCTAGGTTCTGAAAATGAATTTGATGTAGCAGATGATATCGTAATAGTAGATGAAGTAAGATTAGTAGAAACATTCCCAGACAATGGATTTAGTAATGTGTCTACGAATCTAAATATAATTTATTTTAAATTTCTAGGCAGACTTACTTTTGAAGAATTTGACATAAATAATTCTAATGTTATCGGCAATTTAATTGATATGAACGATTTGTATGATGGACAATTAGAACATGGAGAAGTACAAGGCAATTGGGAAATTGTTTATGACCAACGTTCTAATCATTCTTATCTTATCTACAACTTAAATGAGGTGGTTTAATGAGTGGTTTTAATGTAAATTATAATGCCGGTGGTACAGTAGACGAAGTCAATAAGATAAAAAAAATAGAAAAAATTCAAGGTTTTGCTAGTTTTACTCAACCTTATAATAAGATGATAAAAGCTAGTGTTCCTGGAATTATAGGTATGCAAGAAATTGAATATCAAACACCAGATTTCCCTACTGAAATGTTAGCAATAACAGTAAGTGCAACGGGATATGGAGAAGAAGATTTTTATAATATGTATGTAAATGGAGAACTTTGGTTTGATACTTGGTATCTACAAGAAGTTAAAGAAGGACTTTTTCTAGGAACTTCAACTTATGTAAAAGTTTTAGAACCAAACACACCGATTAGAATTGAATTTTTTAATCAAAGTGGTACTGCTAAAACACTCTATATAGGTTTTAGAACACTCAGAGAACCCGAAAATGAAAATGATAATAATTAAAGGAGGAAAAAAGAATGGCTAAAAAAGAACGTTATTATGAAGGCACAACAAGTGCTGATACAATAGTAAAAGATTTAGCT